ATCTGTCCCTTACCGCTACGGGGTGGGCTCTGGTGTGGGATGGTTCCCCGAAATGGGGCGTCATCAAATCCAAGCATAGAAGCGTTAAGCGTCTCTCTGAAATCCGCAATGAGGTACGAGTCATCATCTACCAAGAGCAGCCGTCACTTGCCGTCATTGAGGGGTATTCCTACGGCTCTTCGCAGGGCATGGCCGGGCTGGCGGAATTGGGGGGCGTTGTCCGTCTCCTGCTGTTCGACATGGGGGTCCCCTTCATCGTTGTGGCCCCTACCACCAACAAGAAATTTACCACCGGGAAGGGCAATGCGGAAAAGGATTTGATGCTCAAACGCGTTTTCCAACATTGGGGCGCGGACATGAACAACAACAACGAGGCGGACGCCTTTGCCCTGGCCCAGTTTGGCCGCTGCTACCTCAACCCGGAAGGCTTTTGCGATTACCAAGTCGCGAGCGTGGAAACCTACAAAAGAAAGGAACTCGGAAAATGAGCCCCGAAGAAAGAGAGAGAAAACGCCGCTGGATGGTGGAGTACAACCGCAGGAGGGAAGCCTCTGCCGCCAAGACCGCGCAACCCGATCTTGACGCCCTCAACGCCATTTGTGGCACCCGCTTCCGGTACGGACAGCAAATAACGGTTATGGGCGTTAGAGGCACCGTTTCCGGTGCTCTGGAAGGCGGGTATCTCCTGGTTAAGCACAAGGGGAGAACTTACCACATTAACCCACATGACGCCTACCCCGTGATCAATCTGTCCGGCACCGTCACTTTTGACGGCTGGACGATGGGGCCAAGCGGAAAACTTAAAATAAAGAAAGGATAAAATTAAAATGAAAGATATTAAATGCCCGCTGTGCGGGGGAAAGCCAGAATATATTGAATTCGGATGCGGAGACGGAGAATCTGATCTGATTCAGTGTAATTGCGGATTATGCACTCCTGCTGGATCTTACCCAAACGGGGAAGAAAACTGCTGGAAGGACTGGGAAAAGCTTATCTCCAAGTTCCCGCCCATCATGCGGGTGAAGGTAGGAGATAAAGTTGAAGTATTGGAAACAGGAAATAAAAGCCTCATATCGGAAGTTAGACAAGTAAGGGTAAAACAAGGGGTCATAGCTGTAATCGGAAGTAGAAGATTGTACAATACTATTGATGTATTTAGATGGCCGTGGGAACTTGAACGGAAAGGAGGGGCGGAACAATGAAAAGGAACCCTCATATCATCGTCCAGCAGGTTTGCCCGTGCAGGAGAACCAAAGACGGGAAATATGAAGTCCAGGTAGCGATTGTGCACCACAATGGCATAACGGGCCGCTATCGCATGGAGTACCCCACGAAACGACATGCACGGTGGGCGCAGCACCTTATTTGCACGGCAAAGAATGCCTCACGCCTCCGTTGTTTCAATGAACTTAAATCCTTAATTGAGAAAGGAGGCTCGCATGAAGCTGACGCCTGAACAGAAAGCTTCTTTTGAGTATGGATTTGAGAAAGGTCGGTTGAGGATGGCCATTGATACCATACGGCGCAGAGCATGGGAGAGACATGGAGCCAGATATGGTGAAGTAGTGTTCCCCGTAAGAGAACTTGTTTGGAATGAGTTTAACATCAAAGGCATCATTGCATGCGTCCGGCAGAAGCGGGCCGCGTGCAGGGCGTGGAATCCACCGGACGGACGGGATTGCCCTAACTGTTTTTACAGTAGCAACCGTCGCTGCAAGCTGCCTTGTTCGCAGTGTTGGGGACACTGTCTATGGGAGCCGAGAAAGGAGGGCAAGTGAACACTAGAGCACCACGGAAAAGGGCTCTGGCCCGGTATTTAGGGGGGAAGAACAGAATCGCCCCCTGGATTATCGGTTTCTTCCAGCCTCACAAAATCTACGTTGAACCGTTCGGCGGTTCCGGGGCGGTCCTGCTCAACAAGCAGCCCGCCTGGCTGGATGTTTATAACGATCTCTATGACCGGATTGTGAACTTCTTCGAGGTACTACGTGATCCGGAAAAATCCGAACGGCTGGCCCGGCTTGTCGAATTAACTCCCTACGCCCAGGGAGCCTATGCCCGGTCTTTTGAAATCGCTGAAGACCCCGTTGAAGATGCCCTCCGCTTTGCCGTCAACAGCATGATGAGCTACGGCGGGGGAATCTATAAACCAGGCTTCAAGCGCGACGGCGTGCTGCGGACGACGCCATACCCCCAAACATGGAGGGAATATCCGGACGTTGTGAGGGAGTGTGCTGCCGAACTCCGGATCCGGAATATCGAGATCAACAACATGGACGCCCTGCAGGTCATGTCCCGGTACGATACGCCGGATACACTGCATTACGTGGATCCTCCCTATGTGCAATCTACCCGCGGCAACCGTGTGAGGTACTCGCATGAGTACGACCAAGAGGACCATGAGCGGCTTCTTATCTTTTTGAAGACGCTGAAAGGCAAGGTTGTCCTGTCCGGCTATGATTCCGATCTCTATGCCCGGCATTTGGCCGGGTGGAGGAAGGAATGCAAGGTCTCTCACGACACGCAAGGCGGCAAAAAGATCGAATGTCTTTGGCTCAACTACAACCCCCAACTGACGCTTTTTTGATATGCCAAATAGAATAATCAGAGAAGGAATTATCACCAGTGAAGCGGTCAATTCCCTGAGCTGGGAAGCCGAGACGTTTTATCGCCGCTTGCTCTCCGTTGTGGACGACTTCGGGCGTTTCGATGCCCGCCCGTCTGTCCTGCGCTCTGCCCTGTACCCCCTGAAGCTCGACTCCATGAGGGAGGATTCCGTTCAACGTTGCCTCAAATCCTGTGAGGCAGCCCGGCTCGTCGTCCTGTACTCCGTCGAGGGAAAGGAATATCTGGAAGTGACCAACTTCCGGCAGCAGGTACGGAGCAAGAAAAGCAAATACCCTGCACCTGATGCACACATGCACAGCAGATGCGCAGCACATGCACAGCAGATGCGCACTAAGACGGAGTCGGAGACGGAGACGAATAATACCCCCTTACCCCCTCCGTGTACCGTGGAGGAAGTCGAAGCCCATTTGCGTGCCGCGGCTTTTGCGGGCAGGGTTCGGTTAGCTCCTGACCAGATTCCGGATTGTGCAACAGCATACATCTCCAAACGGGATTTGACGGATTGGAAACGCGGAGAAATTCCCATCACCGCGGCCAAATGGAAATCTGACTCCATCAATTTTGCCGTCAGTTATTCCGCCAACCATCCCGCACAGCCGGGAACAGATAAAGACCCATACAGCAATCTTGAAGAACTTTAACAATCAACCTATTTCAAAAAATGATCGACTCACAAACACTTATTGACGCTGAAAAACTGGTGCTTTCCCAGGCTATGGACGGCACCCAGGCATTTACGGACTTCCGGGACAAGGGCATTTCCCGGCAGACATTCAGCCTCCCGGCACATCAACAGATTTGGTCTGCCTTGGAAACCATTGCCAAGACAGGCGGCACCGTGGATGCCCTGACCGTCATTGCTCACCTGGAGACTCAAGGCCAGCTTGACGCCGTAGGAGGGCACGCCGGGGTGGTAGAGATTGCCACCTATGGAGCCCTTGCCCGCTACAAAACAGACGCCGCGCTGGAAATGGTCACGGAAGCCGCAAAAAAGCGCTCTCTGCTTGCTTTTGCGGGCCAGGTAGGAGAATACGCAGTTGACCAATTCAAAAGCGCGGAAGAGGTTCTGGACGAAATCGAACGCGGCATGTCCTCTCTGCGGGACAAATGCGGCGTCAAGCAAACTGAAACCATCCGCGGGGCGGTGGGCTCCATCATTGAAAACCTGCAATGGCGCATGAAGAACCCCGGCGCCATCAAAGGTATCTCTTCCGGGTTCCGCCGCCTGAACCTGACCCTGGATGGATTGCAGCCCGGCGCCATGATCGTGATCGCCGCCCGGCCCGGCGTTGGGAAAACCGCTGCCCTGGTCAACATCCTGACCAACATCTGCCTGGAAGGAACCCCTGTGGGAATGTTCAGCCTGGAAATGCCGAAAGCCCAGCTTTTGGAACGCATCCTTTACGGCATGGCCGGCATCAATTCCGACGACATTCGCCGCGGCAAGCCGATGACGGTCGGACAGCAGCAGCATTTCACGGCTGCCGTGCGGAAAATCACGGACGCCCCGCTGCACATCGACGATGAAAGCGCCCTGACCATCGAAAAAATCAAGGCCCGCGGGCGCCGGATGGTAAGGGAACACGGGGTCAAGTGCATCGGGGTGGACTACCTGCAGCTTGTGCGCTCCACGTCCCAGCAGGCCCGCGGGAGCCGGGAACGGGAAGTCTCTGAAATCTCGGCTGGCCTGAAGGCTATGGCAAAAGAGTTGAATATTCCCGTCCTGGTGCTGGCCCAGCTCAACCGCGACGTGGAAAAGCGTCAAGGCAAGTCCCAGGGAAAGCCGGTTGTTTCCGACCTGCGCGACTCCGGATCCATTGAACAGGACGCGGACCAGATCATCATGATTCACCGGCCCGGAATGTATAATCCGGACAAGCACGCGCCCACAGAAGCGCAGTGGATTATTGGCAAAAACCGCTTTGGGCGTATGGGGCATATTCCGTTCCGTTGGATCGCGGAACTTACGAAATACGAAGAAGAATCTACAACCACCAGCAAATCATGAAAAAACTAGACATCATCACTCAACCCTGCGGAGCTCATGCCTTGAGAATGTCCCTCTATTTGGGACCCAAGCGCAAGAGAATGAGAATTTGCATCGGGCTGGAAACACACGATTACATGGAAGCCCAGCGCCGCGCATTGCTCCTTCTACGTTACAACAAACGCCTTGGAATTTATGATCAGGATATTCCCGGAGAAGCTGAAATCACATATCCCGCAAAAACGGATGACTTGCCCCTGTTCCGGGGCGACAATGGCGAATAAAAATGGTAACACCCGTTGACATATTCCGGCGCAAGAAAGTAGATGCCCGCCCCATGTCCACCCGCGAGCGGGCCATGCTGCCCGCCGCGGAACGGGTGAACTCCATCTTCACGGCGGACACGGAAAAGGCCAGTCTCCTGCAACGCCTCGCCAACATGCTTGACGATTTTCTGGCCGGGAAAAGGCAGGAAATCATTCTTCCGGATGGTACGTCAACAACGGTGGGGGTGATGCAGGGTAAGGCAGACTTCATCGCCAAGGCCCGCGGCTTCATGGCCGCGGAAGGCATGACGCCGGATGCCCGCGACAACCATATTACCAATATTGGGGCCCGGTCGCGTCTGGCGCTCATTTTCGACACCTACACCCGATCATGTTACGGCCAGGCCCGCTGGGAAAGCGGGATGACGCCGGAAATGCTCCACGCTTACCCGGCATGGCGCTTTGTCCGGCACCCGGGAGCCCGGATGCCCCGCCCGCTGCATGTCCTGCATGAAGGCGCCGTCAGGCTCAAGACGGACTTCCAATTTTGGGCCGTCGAGATGAATTCTCCGGCCATTGGGGGCTTCCTGCTGCCCTGGCCGCTCTACGGCTTCAACTCCTGGATGGACATTGAGAGCGTATCCCGCGCCGAGTGCATCAGGGCCGGCCTGATTGGCCCCAACTGGGCCCCTGGCCCGGTGGATTTGTCCCAGTTCGGGGCAACGCTGCCGGAACGCCTCATGAACCGGTCTGCCTCCGTCCAGAAGATAAAGGACCCGGCCCTTGCCGCCCGGCTCCGGGAAAGCCTCAAGAAGCGCCTTGGAGCAGATGCCCTGGACAGAGACGGACGGCTTGCCATTCCGGCCCGCGAGCTCGCCCAGCGCATGCAGCAACAGGCGGAGCAGGGGAACCCAGTAGACGTGTTGCCGGTGCAAATGATGCTCAACATGGACATGGTTTCCAAGGTAGGGGACAAAATTAACATTCCAGCATCCGGCATCAGCGGGAAGGTGCGTGGAGCCGTCAGCAGGGCCGCCCGCTCCGTTGATGCGGTTCACACGGACGGACCGCTTCCGCAAGCCCACATCAGACAGACTTCAAGCCCGCAACTGCTGGGGAGTTTCAACCCGTGGGAAAAGGATGCCCCGATTGCTATTTCCAGCGCCGGGAAACATCCGGATTTGACTGCATGCCATGAAATAGGCCACTATGTCGACCTGTGGGGACTCGGCAAGGGTCAATGCCATCTCACCCCCCGCATGATTCCCAGTGAGATTGAAGCGGAAAAGCGGTCCAAGTATGGTTCCGAGCACTCCCCGGAAATGGATGAACTCATGTCTGCCATCATGGAATCAACCACGCTCTCCATCATCCGTAATATCCCCGGCAGGTATTACCGGTACCTTGAAAGCCGCCGTGAATGCTTTGCCCGCGCCTATGCTCAATTCATCGCCGTAGAATCCCGCGACAAAACCCTTATCAAGCAACTCAACCACCAACGACAAGAAAGGAACCTGACTCAATGGACAATCAAGGAATTCAAGCCCATACGGAACGCTTTCAGAAACTTATTCAGGAAAAAAGGCTGGATGAAGTAAACGAAGAGCTCTTCACCCTCATTGACCAGGGGGAACTGACGTGGGAGGATGTATACCGCCGTTTCCCCTTTCTGCCCGACCTCATGAACGACCCAAGCCTGGAGGACGTGTATTACTGCACCCACGCCCCGGAAGACGGGGAAGAACCTCATACACTCGAATGAAGAAGGAACCGACTAGAAAGCAGACAGCAGAGAATAAAGAGAAGGGGCGCCCGTCCAGGTACAGTGCCGCCCTGGCGGAACGCATTTGCGAGCATATCCGGTGCGGTTGCAGTCTGCGAAGAGCCGCTGATAAGGAAGGCGTACCTCATTCCACAGTGATGACATGGGCCTTCAACAACACGGTATTTTCCGACCAGTACGCGCGCGCGTGCGAGGTGCGTCTTTCTGCTTTGGAAGATAAGCTGCTTGATTTGATGGAGGACGGGCACCAAGCAGCCGGGTGTGGCCTTATTGGCGGTAACCTGCTCAACGCCGTGAAGCTGGAAGTGGAAACAATCAAGTGGATGCTGGCAAAACTGATGCCGAAGAAGTACGGGGATCGCAAGGCCGTAGAGCTCACCGGGCCCAATGGGGGCCCCGTAGCGGTAGAAGGCAATAAGGAAAAGATCAACGTCTACCTTAACCTCATTAACCAGATAAGGGCACAACGCGAAGAAGAAGACAATGGCGGAGAAGTGCAATGACATCGTGAGTCGTTGTCAGCTGCGACTGGCGGAATTTTCTGTTGTGGCACTAGGCTTGGAACCCTACGACTGGCAGATCAACGCCTATGAGGACATCAACGACTATCGGCGTACGTCCATTGTGGCGGCCAACGGCTCAGGCAAGACAGTGTCTCTGGTGGGGCCCGCTGTGCTGTGGTGGCTCTACTGCTTCCCCCGCGGGCGTGTTGTTCTCACGTCCGGTTCCTGGCGCCAGTTGAAAGACCAGCTTTGGCCGGCTATCCGCTCCTACCAGTCCCACCCGGCCTTTCAGGGCTGGACCTGGAACATGCTTGAGATCAGGACGCCGGAAGGCGGCTTTACCTCCGTTTTCAGCACCAAGGACGAGAAGAAGGCGGAAGGGTACCACGCAACGGCGGAAGCCCCCGTTCTGTACATCGTGGATGAAGCGAAGGGCGTTCAGGATGGTATATTTGAGGCGGCGGACCGATGCACCGTCACCCGGTACCTGTATCTTTCCTCCCCCGGCCCGGCCATGGGGAAGCATTACCGATGCTTTCACGACGAGGCCAAAAACTGGCGGCGTACCAAGGTCACGTCTTTCATGTGCCCCCACATCCGCCCGGAAAAGCGCGCGGAAGACCTTGAAACCTATGGGGAATCACACCCCCTTTACCGCTCCATGCACCTTGCGGAATGGACGGAAGGGGAAGACATGCTTGTCATCACCCCGGAGCAACTGCGCCATGCTATAGACCATCCCCCGGCATTCAGGCCCGGGGGACAATGGGCCGCCCTGGACTTTGCCGCGGGGCGTGACGAAAACGCTATCGGCCACCGCAGGGGGAACCTTGTCAGGCTGGATCAGGCGTTCCGTGATCCAAGCACGGTACAGGCCCGGCGCCGTATGGCAAACCGCCTCAAGGAACTCGGCATCGAATCTCATAACGCATGGGGCGACGCTGACGGGCTGGGGCTGCCTATCGTGCAGCAAATGGCGGAACCTGTGGATTGCGGGGGGGACGGCTACCGCATCAAAGAATTCCGCGGCGGTGTTCCAGGTGATGACCCGGAACACTACCTCAACACCATTTCCGAAGCCTGGATACTGGGAGCCCGTGACATCGTCAACGGAAGGATACGCATTGACGAGCTCGACCCTGAGACATTCCGCCAGATGACAACCCGCCTGATGGAGTGGGACAACAGAGGGCGCCTCCGCGTGATGTCCAAAGAGGACATGCGGGGAAAGGGGCTGCACTCCCCTGACCGCGCCGACGTGCTTTTCATGGCTATATGGGCCGGGCGCTCCTCCCGTGGAGTCTGGACGGAAGAAACGGAGGTTTACACGCCTCCGGGCTCGGAAGATTGGTATCATGACTCATGGACAGAAGGTCCCGTCTCCTGCGAAATCTGAAACTCATATCCAGTCCCAGCTATTTACGGATTTGAGGATTGCCGCATCATGTCCGTATGAGGCAAGCGGCTCACTACGATTTACACACCACCGAAGGACTGGCACAGGTGCAGCACCTGCGCTTCATCCTGCCTTCCGGCGAGGTAGACACGCAGTACAATGGCATGACCATCCGGGGCGGCGTCCTGGATGACGGCATCCGTGAAATACCCGGCTCCGAAATCATTGACGGGAGGTGCGCCTTGCAGCTTCCCCGGCTTGCCGCTGGCTGCCATCGGTATGATGTCCTTGTCTCCGGCGACGGAACGGACAAGCCCCTGCTGGCGGGCGTCATCCATGTGGCCCCCCGCGTCACTCCTGTGGACGTAGATGACAACGCCCCCGCGGATTATCTCGACATCGTGATTCCGGAGGATGAAGGCGGCACCATTACCGTTATTTCCGAGTCTCCTGCTTGGGTGGATGATGCCGTTGAGAAATCCCTTCAGGAGCGCGGCATGTACGTGACCCCCGTGGATGGTGAAACCGTCTTGACCATGTCGGCGGGAACCAGCACGCGGGACTTCAACTATTTCACCTTTGCCCTCAATAGCACTTATATTTCCGGGCATCTGGCTGGCTCCTACAGGCTCAACAAGATTGCCTTGCAGACTCCGGCCAGCGAAGCCAACGGTACGCGCTGGATGGCGCGTTTGTGCAGGTATTCCGCGGGGCTGGCTCTTCCGCTGGAAGTGCTCGGCACCAGCACATCAACGGCGTCCTGGACCTCCATCAATGCTACAACGATGGAGTGTCACTGGAATTTTGATGGACTCGTCGTTTCTACGGCAGACCGGCTCATTTTGGAAGTGTATGCCGTGGATAGCTCCGGAACGACCGTCAGCAAGGCCCTGATTGCTTACGGGGCCGCGGCTGCACACGGGGGAACGGAAGGGGTACTGATTGTCTCCGGTGACAAGTTGGCATGGCGTAACTACTCCCGGCTTGCCTTGACCATGTCCGTTGCCTATGACGACGGCGTCAGCGTCGGGGGAATCGAATTGGCCTCCCGCAGACACTTTGACGCCCTGTCCGCCAATGTGGCGGAAACAGGGAAGCAGATTGCCGACGATGCGGACGCCGCCCAGCAGGCCAGGGAAGAAGCCGAGCAGATTGCCAGCGGCATGACATTGACCACCGGAACGATTACCACCGGCGTCCCCGGCAGCCAAGCCACGGCAGAACTCAAGCCGGGCAGTACGGCGGGCTCCTACACTCTCGACATGACCATACCGCGGGGAGACGTGGGAACCGTGGACACAGCCCAGGCTTACACCTGGACACAGCCCCAAACCTATGACGCCATGATCAACGCCAATGGCGGCATCAATATCCCGCTGGCTGCCGGGGCCGCTACAGATACCACAGCCGTCAGCCGGGCTTATGCCCTGGGGATGGCCCATGCGGCCATGATGCACCAGACGCGCACCTATTGGGTCACATCCTCCTGCACGGCTACTAATGGAGTGGCAATCAATCATATTGCGCCGGGATGTTACTGCGAGGCCATCTTGGCGGCCAATATCCGGACATCCGTCACACTGCCATCTGCCGGTGCGCTCGGGGGCGGAAATTATAGCAAGATAGTGGGGTATTCTCTGCCAATCAAATTTAGTGGGGGGGCTGATGGGAGCGCATTTAAAATTTCCATGATCATCGGGGGTTCCGGACAATTTGATGAATATCCGGATGCGGGCATAGATGATTTCCGGCTCCGCCCTGTGGTCGGCAGTGCGGCGGATATAACGCGGCTGGTTGATGTGACTCTCTATTATGATAATGGCTACAAGGCCCGCGTGCGCGAGCTGATTGGCATCGGTAGTCCCAAGAGGTATGTAGTGCGATCCACATTGTCCAATCTGGACTACAACAGCAATACCAACCCATGCTCCGCTACCTACAGGATTGTTATTGCGCAGTCCGAAATCGGTCATGGAGACGCCTTGGCCGCCGGAGTCTGGCTGGTAATGGGAGGGCTGTCTAATGATACGATTATCAAGCTGGCAGACATCAGGTGCTGGGACACCTACCATGTGCTCTATGCCCCTGTTATTTATCTTGACGCTCAAGCAGGTTTGTATGGAGGGGTTATCAGCGCAGAGTCTCCAACAATCATTAACGGTGTAGGTGGTAATACTTATGTCCGATATGGACTAGAACCCTATCAAAAATCTTGGATTACCAGCGTGACAGAGGAGCCGTACACCGACCCGGAACAACCAACAGCATAAAATATGAATAACGCAGAAATACAGATACGGTTTCCCCTGCCCGGCCAGTGGTACAAATTTACGCTTACCGCTGTGTACTGGGACGCGGAGGGGTACACCCGTACCGACAGCTACACGCAGGACGATATTCCCGCCGACCAAGCCCCGGCCATGCAGGCTGTAGTTGCCGCGCTGGTGGGGCTGGGTGAGGATTGGCAGGCGGCGCAGGTTTGGGCGAGGTTAGGTCACGTGTTGCGTGATTATCCATTCCCTCAGCCTGATGGGGCAGGAGAATGGGTTAAGTCTGTTGAGCTGACCGTTGAGGCCGTCAACCCCCAGGGAGGGCGCCGTACATTCACGGCTGCGGACTACCCGGAATTCACGATCACGAGCCTTGCTGCCGTGGCTTTCTTTAAGCACTTCACCAAACAATAAACCATGAATATCAATAAACAAGACATTGAAAAGGCCCAGCAGGCGGCATCTGCCCGCTGGGGGAATTGGGTCAAGTACGTCATCGGCGCCATCATCGGCGCTCTGGCCGCTGCTGGCTACATCACCGTAACCGGCTGCGGGCATAACGTGGACATTACCCCGGACCGCACGGAGGTCTGCAAGGACGGTTCCTGCCTGATCATCGAGCCGGGCCACCTGTCCTACAGCCAAGCCCAGCCCAAGACGGAGGTGCCGCCCGTAGTTCAAGCCACCAAGAAATAAGACCATGTGCAAACTCTCCGAAGTACCGGCACGTTTCTTCGATTTCGCCAAGGCT